AATCCATTATCTTCTACCTCTAGTTACTACATCTAAGCGAACATTACCTAACTCAAAATCCTGTGTAGTATCTCCTGTTACTTTCATCTGCACTTGCCTAGCACTGAATCTAGCATCTGTGTAACCATCATTATCAAATGTAAATGAACCAAAATCTGTTTCTGGGCCTAGCGGTGTAAACCTACCAGTAAAACTTAGTGTTACACCGGGTAATGTATTTGCCTCTGAATCAGGTATTATTTGATTGCATTGAACGTAACGATCACCATTAGATATTTCTATCGGCCCTGTTTGACAAAAAGGTACAGATGTACCTAAGTTGGGTGAGTTATTTAATGTGGTGCTTTCGTGTTGATATACAAAACCACTATTATCACAAGCAATCGGATAATCAAATACACCTTGATCTACCCAGCAGCCTCTATCCATAGAACCCACTGACCACACATTATCCATGTAATTCCAAATAATGTATTTATCAGGTTTTAAACTATCAGTAGATGGGAAAAACCAAATAAATTCATTGTAGTTGGAGTTATGACCACCCGCTATTGTTTGACGATAGCTGTAATTTAAGTCACTAAATATGTAATCATGTACTTCGCATGGAACTTCTCTAACCCTTCCATCGTAAACAAATATCGCGTTCTCTCCTACCCAAGACAATAAGTTACCAGAACTTGCTATAGATCGAGTGGATATTGCTTTACAGTTAGTACCGGCATCTGCAACACCATATACAAATGGATTGCCATTATAAAACAACCTAGCAATACCTGTATCAGTAAATAAAATAACATCCTGTTGAAACTTTTTAGCACCAATTAATCTGCCACCTGTCGGCACTTGCAAGTCACCAGCAGTATTGGTTGCTTTAGCTGTCCAGTTTGTTTCTTCTTCTCTGGAACACCACGATACCTTTCTTGGATCACCACCCGCACCAATCGCTAAAATATGTCTTTCGTTTGTCACCACAACAGCTAGGTTGCCAGTGGGTGCATTAGTTATTGCTGTGCCAGCAGAATCAGGCGTATTTGTACCGCCACCATGTGGTCGCCATTGATATATCTTGCCATCGGATGCAGAACAAAATATTAAAAACTCACCCCAATTGTCGAATGAGAATGAAGTTGTATCAAACAGTAATCCAGACTGTGACCTGGCATCTCCGTAATCTTCTTGTCCATATTGATATGCACCATATCCTAGCGGATCGTTTGATTCATCAGTTACAAATCCTGTTGGTGTTATGTCATATAAAATATTGCGAGTTAATACATAAACTTTTTGTCTAGTTCCAATCGCGAGTACGGAATTTCCAAAGTTATCACTGTAGGTAAAAAGTGCTGTTGGTGTTCCTACTAATGCTGATGGTTGTATTTTTTCCCAGCCACCTATAGGTTTTAAGTTCCCATTTTGAAAGCGCACCAAATCTCCATCAGTCCACCTTCCTTTGTTTGAGTAAGTTGTTCCGTTAGTTACAATACCCGCTTTTGGTGTGATTGGCAGAAGTGGCATTACTTTTTACTTTTTTTTGATGTTTTCTTTTTTGTTTTTTTCTTGGGAAGTTTTTTATATGCTTCGTTTACATTGGTAGTTGATGGATCATCTGCTGCAAACCTACCTTTTTTTGTTCTAGCTCTGACAGTTTCATACTCAACTTTTTCTTTAACGAAAAAACTTTTTAATTTTTTTAAAAATTTAAACATGATTATCCTATTGTTTTCTGTACTGATGTTGGTGTTACTTTTTCAGCTATTTGAGCAGCAAGACTTGTTTTTAATTCTGTAACTGTATCTGCACCTAATGCAGTTTCAACCCAACCTTGAACATCTGATGTAGTAACACTAGCAAACGCTATAAAACTAGAAAGATCAGATGTATCCAACGGTTGTTTTTCAGCAACAAAAGCAGTTTGTGGGTTACCATCAGAATCATTATTAACATCATCAGTTGCAGTTAGCTTCCAATGTACTTGATGAATAACATCTGTTTGACTGTTATGTGTTGGAAATGTATCTACTGTTGAAACATCCCATGTATAGTTTATTGCCATATTATGCTTCCTCTAATGCTTTGATACGCTCTAACGCATCATCAAGTTTATTTTTTGTACTTTGTAATTCTTTTAAAAGCAGAACACTCAAAGTTGAATATGTAATGTTGTCAGGAACAGGCTCATCTCCCATACCCTCAACGACTTTTTTGTTTACTAATTCAGGTATTACCTCATTTACTTCTTCTGCAATCAATCCAAAACATCTTTCATCGGTTGTTCTGTCTGTATATCTAACAGTTCTTAGATCATAAATTTTTGTTGTATCAATATCTAAATCAATAATATCTTTTTTATATCTTTTTGAAGATGATCTGTAGGTTATTAGACCTGTGCTTGTATTATAGTTTACATCACTATTTCCACTTGAAGCACCTAACCCATTTGGAAATGTAAGTTGCGAGCCAAATATTTTTACATTTTTATTATTTTCAATAGTCATAGCTGTAGATGGATTACCATTATCTGCTACTTGGAAAACCATCTCTCCTTTTTGTAATGCACCATCACCTGACCCTTGCTGTGCAAAAATTGTAGCAATTTTTTGGTTTTCAGATGAGCCATCTGTCCTAAATATAAGACCAGTATCACCTTGATTTGAACCTGAGTCTGTAAAAAATGTAATCGTTTGACTTTGCCCACCTGAGAAAGTTGCATTTCCACCTTCAGACATATCAAATGAAAGAGGCGTAATAAAAGAAGAGCCATCAATACCTTGAAATTTCAAATCTCCGTCAGCAACGATAGACTGTATTAATGCATCATTCCCATCTTTCTTTATTGTTGCGTAGGTTGTACCGCCATCTTGGAATCTGACTTCACCGCTATCGTCAGCATCTAATCTTATATTACCCGCCACATCTATATCTAAATCACCGCTAGATAAATCTATTTGTGTGCCATCTATTGTTATGTTGTCTATTGATACACCCGCATCAGCAGTAACAGCACCACCAAATGTAACTGCTCCCATATTGACTGCTGTACCTGATGCACCAAATATTGCATCGACAGTATCTAAATTAGTATTTATTTTTCCACCCCAAGTATCTGTACTCGCTCCTACTTCGGGTTTTGTTAAACTTAAATTTGTAGTTGTTGTATCTGCCATATTTATATCCTATGTTAAGCTGCTTCCGACCAAGACGTTGACGGATCAGTTTGATCTGTCCAGGTTGTTGTTGTTACTGTTTGATCCGTATAAGTGGTTGTCGTTACAGTGTTATTTTCCCATTTTAAGCCACCTAAAGCAGAAAAACCACTGATTTGTGATATTGAGGAAGCCCCTAAATCTAGCTGTCTGCCTGTTGCTTCAAAACTACTGACTGATTGTATTGTAGATTCACCAGTAAATGTAAATCTACCTGATGCTGTCATATTGGATATTACAGGACCAATACTTGCACCTAAGTCTATTTGATGTCCTGTAGCAGTCATGCCAGATTGAGCTGCTATGACTGATGATCCAATATCTATTTGAACACCGCTTGCACTCATTGCTGATGAAGCAGCTATTGTTGATACTCCATCATGTATTAGTGAGCTTTCTGCACTAAATCCTGATGTAGCAGATATAGCAGAAGCCCCGGCTAATAAAAATCCACCGCTTGCTGTTAAAGATGATGATGCAGAAATATTAGTTTCTGCAAATTCGTAAGATGGTGTTCCCCAATGGCTTCGTCCGTACTTACTAAAGCCATATCCTACAGAAGCCATTGTATTAAGCTAGTGTTATATCTAAGTCGCCAGCATCAAATCTAAACACATCGCCACTACTTACTGTTTTGTTTGCAGTAAGAGCAGCATAAGCAAGTAAATTACCGCTTGATGATGCATCAAAAATACCAACTGCAACTACTGTTCCGTAGTCTGCTGTAGCTGTTGGGTATTCAATAGCTGCTGCATTAGTTGCAGTGGTTGGGTTTGTGCCAGAAACATTAAATGTAGCTGTTTGTCTTGCGTATGCGCCACCGCTTACTTCTGTTCCACCACCAGTATCAGTTGGTGCTACAGT